CAAACAATCCGGATTGAGCAATAGCCTTAGCCATCTGTTGCATCTCCGTAAACGGAACTATTGCGTTACTCATTTTCATCCCCTTCTAGTTTAATTTTGCCTATGTATGTTTCATAATCTTTTTTGCAATTAAAAACAGAAATCCTTGTTGCTTCCCAATCTGCTAAATCTGCAAACACATACAAATACAAATACTGTGGCTCTTTAGGTGTTGGTTTAATGCGGAATTTTAAAACTGTGTGATTCCAGTCAGGATATGGTTCATCATCCCAAATTTCATCGCCCAAACCAGCATAAGATTCAATCTCTGCACCAGATGCCCAAGCCACAATTTCGTTATACCACTTATGTCTTTTACTCATCATCGCCTCCGTGATAACCAAAACGTCTTACTCTAAATTGAAACAAATATTTGTATTTTGGATAGTCTTTTACAAACTTACGCGCGTAGTGACTAATCCAGCCATCATCAATCTTAAATTCACCTTCTGCATCTCCCATTGCGGTTTCCCATCTCACACGATGGAATATGCTTTTAGCGGAGTAATGCGTACGCTTCTGTGCGATCTGAATAGCAAAGGTTCTAAATAAGTTGTAAATCTCTGGATGTGCAGCATCAAACTTCTCAAAGTTTTCTTTTGTCCATTTATTCATTTTAGTAAAAACCTCCGTGAACCCATTTTCTCAACAAGGAATTGATTGTATAAATCAGGCATTGCCTTTTGGAATAAGTCTTTATCAAATAATTTGCTTGGCTTACTGTTTTTCCAAGTCACAAGCGTTTCACCGGAGAAAGTCCGTATTTCGCTATTTGTGCCGAGCGTATTGCGTAGGAATACTTCTGCTTCCTCTTTTTGCGCTTCTAGGTCTTTAATACTGCCATTGATTTGCTTGAGATATGCGACTACCTTCTCAATTTTATCGTTAGCCGTAACAACACCTTCACCGCCTTGCGGATATGCGAGCTTAGTATCATCAATCGTTTGAGGGTCTGGAATTGTCCTATTAGCGACATGACCCCAAAATACAGCCATCTCTTTAATAAAGTCTGTTTTCTGTTCATCATTAAACTTAAAATCAAACGTTTGAAACTCTTGTCCACCAAACAATACCGCTAAAATAACGTGGTCAACACCGTGAACAGTAGCTTCATGCAAGCACTGATAATAATCAGCAGCAGGAACACGATTGCTATCAGCATCAAACTTATTCCTAGCCCCTGCATTATAGTTTTTAGCCTCCACCAAGGTTTTTCCATCAGAAGTAATGAAATCAAAATGAGAGCGCAACCAAGGCTCACGAGAATGAGTAAGAGAGTAGTCAGCATCTTTAATCTCCAGTCCTAGTTTGTTAGTTACTAATGTGCCGATAACGGGCTGCATGACATGACCCATTTGCACGGCTTCAATATGAGATAAATCGTCTAGCTCTTTTTTACCTTGCTTCTCTAAAATAGCTTCAACGGCTTTCCCATTGACTGCTCTGCGGGTATCTGTTGCCCACCATGCCTGATTACGTATCTCAGGCGCAAAATCTGCTCTATCATTTGCCATAATAAAATCTCCAGTTAGGTATTAGGTTTGTTTGCATTAAAAATAAGCCATCCACCAAGCGGGTAAGACCTAAAATCATTGTCATACCATCTAATGTGGATGTATTCATCATCGTACGTCCAGCACCCGAAAATAGTGCTGTAACCATTCATGACAGAATAAGCTAGGCGGTTCGTATTATCTCTGCACAATTCGTCAGTAATAATAATCTTGCCATTCCCTTGATTATTAGTTTCACCAATTATCTTGGCATCACAATCACCGGATAGAACTGTTAGTAAAGCGATTAGCAATGAACTTTTCATCTTTATCCCCTTTCTTTTGTATGGGCTTTGCTAATAAATACTTGTCACCAAGTAACTTAATTGCAGCTTGTCTTTTCTTTTCGTATGCCTTTTGTTGCTTAACGTCTGGCTTGTATTCCATGCCGTAAAGTAATGTAGTCATCGCTATACTCCTAAAAAGGGTCTGCGCCAGTTGGTAAGGGAGTTGGTGCGGGTAAGGGACTAAAGAACTGTGCATTAACACCGCAATCATTAGCTGTTGTACCGCTTCTAGGAATATATGCGGACGGATAGAGGGTTTCACCGGTCACAAGGTCTAATTTGCCCTCGCGTATGCAATCCTGTTTTTTAGGATTGTAGAACTTACAATCAACACAAAACTTCATTTTTAATTCTCCAGTTAGGTTATAGGAAACTGCACATTACATGATTATTTTATCTAATGCAAATAATCTTTTTAATCTAATATGAAAAACTGTGGATAAGTCTGTGGAAAAACCTGTGGATAAACTGTGAATAACGGGCATATATTATATATTAGATATTTATTCAAATATCTAATGAGTATATAAACCCCTATATATACTTACTAACAATATCACTATAATGAGTTTAGTAAAAAAACATAAAATTACACAAACCTATCTAAAAACGATTAAAAAATAAAACATAGGTAATGATATACCTAGACAATAAAAAACCCGCCTAAGCGGGCTTAAAATTGATTTTAGGGGTATTTATTACACCTCTACAATCCTAAATTCGTTTCTATTTGGCATATCAATCAAATAACCATCTAAAACGGCTTCTTTACAATCGTATAAATACTCATCCAATTCATCACAAGCAGCTTGATAGCTTAAAAACTTCATAGGCTCGCGTGAGCCGTCTTGTTCGTGAGCAAAAATGTTTTCCCATTCGTTTTTGTATAAATTTTGCTGTATCTCAAAATAAGCCATGATTATTTATCTCCATGCAATAAGATTAAGAAAATAAAGAAGGCGGCAAGTAGCATAAAATCACCGATTGATTTTAGTAAGGTGTAGTTACTCATTGTCTAACCTTTCAATTTTAGTCAGTAAAACCTCTAATTGATAATCAATCACGATAAAGCCGTAACTATCATCGCTTTTCATCTTAATCAACTCGTCCTCACCTGTTGCGTAGTAAAAAATATAATCATCTGGCACTCCGTAGCTATCATAAGGCGCATCATCCTCATGCGTACCAAACGAAAACAATACTTTTCTAATTACGTCCTCATCTATGACATGAACATTTGCCCATGCCCCATGTGGTTTGTTAGGCTCTACCATCATTGCACCTCGCTTTCTATTGCATTATTTATTGAATCTTCAATCAAATAATACAGATCTTGTCCCTTTACTGTATTTTCAGTAGAGCCGTCTATTAAGAAATTGATACATTCATCATGCATATTTAATTCATCAATGAGAGAAAAGTAAACGCTTTCAGCTATCACGCTTACACTGTCTAATTCAATATTTAATGACATAATTTAAACCTCTATAATTTAGGAAATGATTGACTAATATCAATCCATAAGCGCCCATAATTTAATGCGTTATAGGCGCTTAAAAGTGATACTAAGCCGCTAATGCCAAAGTGTTGTCTAATTGCATAATGTATTCACTCGCTTTTTGTGCTAAAGCCGCCGCTTTAAATATTGCTCTATTATCATCACGCAATGCTTTTAACCAGCTTTCAATATATGCGGCATGGCATAATTCGCCTTGTATTTTATGATCCGCGCATAAGTAAGCCGCGCCAATTTCAGCAACTAATTCTTCAAAAGCGTAAGCTGGATCACCAAACCTCTTGCCTTTTACTCTATCTAAACGGTGAGCTGCACCTGCCCAATGCGTAAGTTCGTGAAACGCCGTTGCGTAGTAGTGTGCCTCGCTTAAAAAGGTGTTTTTATTTGGTAACTGTATTTTATCGCTCTCACGATGATAAAAAGCGCTATCGCCGCCATGATTGATAATTGCGCCAGTTTTAACAATGCGCGCTTCACACTCCGGTATAGGATTAAACGGCGTGGTATCAGTTTCAGCGCTTGGTATCACTTCGATGTCAGTTTGAGAAGCGTTAAAAACAAAGTAAGACTTTAATACGTTATAGCCGCCGGTTTCAGTTTCGCCTTGATCGTTTACAGTTTCAGTTTTAACTGGCTTAAAAAATACAATTTGTGTCCCTTTTTCACCTTTTTTAACTTGCACGCCTTTAGATTGCCACTGTTGATAAGTTGCCCATACAGGAGAATTAAAACCGTTACTCATGCTACTCATTCCTAAAAGTAAACGATTGATACCTTTGTAATTTTCTTTTGAGATTAGATTTTTATCAGCCGAACTATCAGCACGCCAGGGCTTAACCCAAGGTATAACGCCGGTCTCAAGCTCTTTAATAATACGATCTGTCACTTCTTGATATACGCTCATTTTATTTACTCCAATTTGTTAGGTTAAAACTATATGTTATATAGTCAGATATGAGAGTATAGGATTATTAAGAGAGTGTAAACAATATATATATTAAATATATTTATTAAATAATTACATTTAATAAGTATTATTTATGTATATATATAATATATATAATAGTTAATATCTAATTATATAAGAGCGTAAATAGTTAAAAGAAGTGGGAGGGAGTACTACTCTTTCCCCGCTCTTTTGAAATGGGAAAAGGTATTTAGTGAGTATATATATCTAATATATATATAGTACTTATTAACAATCTAATTATATTTAGTGAGTATTTAACTATTTAATAAGTATTTACACTATATATGGTAAGTATATGGAATATATTATCAATATATAGTGTATCCCTTTGGAATTTGAAATGGGTTTGACCCGGCT